GGAGGGAGTGTGAGGAGTGGTGTTTAGCGATGTTATTGGATCGTTTTAAGCGCGTTAGGGATGTTGGTGGATCCCGGAGTAGGTGGGTTAATTTGGGTTACCAAAAGCATGTGTGTGGTCCGGTTTTGAGTAATGATGATATTTTGAGGGAGGAGAAGTCTCGTGGTTTGTTTGAAAATTGTGGTAAGCCTGGTGAGTTTTGTCCGTTGAGGACTGAAATCCCTGCTGCCATGATTAGCCATGTTGATTATCATATGACCGTGCGTCAAATTACGCAATGTGTCAGTGGCCCTACCTTCATTATTAATCATGATTTTAATCGATTCACCCATGGTGTGGGCAACTATGTAGATGGTAGTGGTGAACCTCAGTGTGAAGCTAAGGTTACCAGGTTCGGGTCGCGAGTAAGCATGACACCAGATAATGGCACGCCTTATCTGAATCATCCGTTTCATAATTGGCAGAGCGAAGGTAGTGTGATCAGCCCTGATGGTGCGTTCACCTACGTAAGATTAGGGGATTATGGCGAGACATCGGTTTATTATTGTCATCCCAGTGATGGTATGTACAATATTAACGATCCTAACGCCTTGACCACCAAGTTTTATGGAACTCTGCCCAACGTTTGTGGTTATGCTGTTACATGTGACCAAGAATTTGGGATGTACAAGTTTGTGCATCAAGCCAATATGATCGAACATGTGTTGCCAATTGGATTGGTGGATAAGTGTGCGCTGGCTATGGCTTCTTGTATTCGTGATGCTAAGTATCCTGATACATTGCGTTCTTATTTGTCTGGTAAGATGATCGCTGGAGGGATAGATGAAGGGTTGACTGAATTGGCTTATGGCCTTGTTAGTTATCTTTCTGATGTCCATGCCGTTAAGACTGTCCCGTTTGCATCATGCATTATGGGGCATCCGGTAAATTTCAAGTGGTCCGATATCGTCAAATATAGAATCATTATATTCCTATCGTATTTTCGTGGGAATATTGGTGATTTCTTACGCAATTGGATTATTGGCAATCGAGTTACCCGTCGATTTGTGCCTTGGATGTTTAATACTGTCCGAGTCGCATCGTACGAGGCTTATACGAATAGGATGGAGTCTAAGTTTGGTACGGGGTTGACAACGCGGTTTAATAGACAGCAGTTTCCGACTCCGACCTCGCCAGTTGTTTCCTGCGTTGCTGGACGTGGTCAATATGGTCCCTGCGAAAACGCTGGACAACGTGTTAACATCAATGGAAACGCGCGTATTGAACACTGTCCCGAAACCGTTACCGCACCTGTCACACCAGTTCTTGGAGAACCAGCCGTATGTGACGATGCCAGGAGTGAGGGGGGTGATGCACCCCCTGAGCCAGTCGTTGTTGCAGTGGAACCCGCTGTTGTTGGCGGAGGGGAAGGAGAAGTTGCGCATGAGTTGCCAGTCGGTACCGAAGGCCGAGAAGGGTCAACGGATGGTCAATTTGAAGGACGCGGTTGCAGACGCATCCGTGTTGTACAAGCCGACCTTAATTTGCCCGTACAACGAGATGAATGTGACGCTATCATTGAGCCCGTTCTCCCACCCGGCACTGTCGTGTCGTGTGAGATCGCTGCGGGACTTATTACAAGCTTCACTATCACCACGCAGTCTGGACAGGTTACGAACCACCGATTTGAGACAAATGTTGCTGCTTCGCTTAGAAACAATGCGGTCGAAGCCGAGCAGTTGTGCACAAGCATTACTAAAGTGTTGC